ATACAAGACCAGAAGTACCAGCAAATAGCACAGAGCCAGCAGTAGCAGTAGATAAAGTCAACCCAGCAAAAGACGGACTATCCCCTGATTGGTATTTATCTGAATTTAGGTTGGTAAAGTTATTATCAACTTCATTCCACGTTAGCGGACTTCCTTTACCAGCACGAGTTACTATGGTTGACATAAACTATCCTTAAGCTAAAGTTACTGACAAGCTACCTGTAGCGATTTTGAAAATATCGCCTGTATCAATAGTCTTAGATGTGTCTAATGGTGAATGATATAAAAGATTGCCTGTAGTTAAAGCATCACGAATACCAATGTAAGCTACAGTACCCCATGAAGCAGTTGCTTGAGGGAACTCAATAGCAGCACTATTAGTAGATACACCGTTAGATGGAGCACCCATAGTAATAGATTGACGAGCATAAGAACCACCTGATACTTCTGTACCTGTGTCAGCATCTGTAGGGTCTGTTGTATAAAGTGCTAGATATACTGTTGTTGGTGCTGTGTAAGTAGTGCCTCGTAATGTGCCGTTGATAAGCGCATTTTCCAAGTAGTTTGACATTTCTGACATAATTTAATCCTTATCGTAGTGTTACGTTTAGTGCTGTATTAGGGAATTTCTTACCAATATCGCTATTCATAATGTTTGCAATAGCTCGGTCATACATAGTTGCCCATGTTTGAATACGTGCATCGTTCATCAAGTATGGTTCTGCTTCAGCTAATGTTGCGTATAACAAAGCATCAGAATAGTTAGCTAGATACAGATTGCTTGATACAGTTGATGAAATGTATGTTGGTTTAGCGTAATACAACATTTGTAATGTCATAGAGCTATCAGGAGCAGGTGCAAACTGTAGTTCGTAAGCAATAATGGTGTAGTAATATGGCAAGCCTGATGTTGTTGTGAGTTGGTCACGGAAGAACTTATCAGGGCTTTCATATTCTAGTGTGATTGGTGGATTACCTTGAAAGTGAATCTCACGCATCTCTAAGAAGTCTGATGGCAATTCTACTGTGGAGTCAGTAGCAGTTGTAGTAGCAACCTTTAGCATCTCACGAGTACGCAAATCACGTGTCATACGCTCTTGTGCTAACTGTACAAACGTAGGAATGATGCTAGTTAGGTCTGTACGAGCTAAATAGCTCTCTACCGTAGAAACTAACTCACTATATGTAGCTAATGCCATGTTTAATCCTTATGTTTTACTAATACGATGATTGCTTGATTCATTTCAAGTACCCGTACAATCTTAAATCTTTGTTCTAACTTGTCTTGCCACCATGACCAAGGCTCTTGAGTAAGATGAGCATTACGACCATCAGGCAATATCTTCATTGCTGGACCTGTATGTATCGTAAATAGACCTAAACGCATTACTAAACGCTTTAAATCATCTAATACGTCATCTAAACAGTCAGGTTCAATGTGTTCTAACACATCAATACAACATACCAACTCTTTTGGTTCAGGTGTTTCTGCTAAATCAGGATTGCTTGGTTCATACGCATAGTATTTAACGTACTCCGTTAAACTATCCTTTAAACGGCATTTCCCAGCGCCATAATCCAATAATTCTTTTATTTGGTTCTGTGCTATTACCAAGTCAACGATAGGCGCATACGACACGCTAGCGATGCCATAGTGAGCATCCTTGTGCAAATCTGCTTGCATCTGACGATATTCTTCAGAAATTAAGCTCATATTTGCTTCTCTACTCGACTAATTACGTCTGACCATGTTGCATCGTCTTGGTAAATCAATCTCATTGAGCGATACCAGTACATAGATGGAACTGCATAGCGCCATTGATGACGTTTTGGCACTAAACACCATGTTTTTACGCCTAAAGCAGCAGCACAATGCTGTGCAGTAGTAGGAACACCAATTACCATGTCTAATTCTGCGATTAACGCAGCTAAATCATCGTAATTTTCTGTGTTTTCCGCACATTCTGGGTAATAAACACCATCAATCTTGTTCTCAACTGTATAG